GTCCAAGCATTATCTAAATAGTTGTAAATAACATATTTATCTACCGCATTACCACTGCTTTCATTACTAACATAAAACCACCAGACTTCGTTAAAGCCTTCATTAGCTCCAGCAAATACTTGGAAAGACTGGTTTAAATTAATATCATCAAATATATATTGGCGCAACGAACAAGGCAAAGTATGCACCGTACCGTCATACATATAGAATTTACTTGTGCCCATCCAAAACGTTCTATTATTAACCGTAACCATGCAGTTAGGTGATATAACAGAAATATTGTCCATCAAAAGTTGGAAACTCCAAACATACGGATACCCAATATACTGCATAGTATATAACGCAGTATTAGTCCAAACTAAAATTTCTTGTCGAGTAGCCCGGGCACCCATAATAAAAGACCCGTTACTTAGAGCAAATTCGCCAGACTGATTCGTTACTTGCGGAACCCATTGATAAGCGTTTGCTTGATCCGACCAACGTACGAGCATAGGATTGAAGGTAGATGAGTAAGTTCCACCATTATAAGAGTTAGCGCCAAAAGTAATAACGAATTCTTGAATCGCTGATGTAATAATTTGATTGGTTGCGGTTGGGACATATTGGCCTGAATAAGAAAAAGTTAAATTGGTTCCTGCCGAAGAGGCAATAGTATTAGCAGTTAATGAAACAGTTGTGTTTCCAATTATATAAGTTGAAGCTACTTGGGTCCCAGCGGCTATCCCCGTTCCAGTTACATAAGCGTAAGGATAAATACCTGTCGGCGACGATACTACAACAGAGCCGGCACCGCTAGCAAAAGAAACGGTTTGGATTGTACTTGCCGTAGAATTAGCTAAACTAGATAAACTAACCGCCCTCGTTCCTACGCCATTTGCATCTTGCCAATAATAAATGCTACCCCCTCTAGGGGCCATGACTAAATCCTGACCAAAGTTATCGTTAGTCCATAAACGTATTTGGCTTCCAACTCCTCCGCTATTATATGCAGTGCCCCAACCACGAGTTCCTGACTGTTCTTGAACTTTTACGCTAGAGCCGCCCCCAGTTGTTGTTGAGATGGCATTAAATGGAAGGGTAATACTATAGGTACTAGCAGTTAAACTCGCAGTGATGGTGTACGTACTGTTAAGTGCCCCAGCATAAATACTAGACCCCGTAATAGAAGTAGCCCCAGATATAGAAATATAGGTACCTGCGGTTAACCCATGCGCTGGCTGAGAAACAACAACTACACCGCTTCCGCTTGTCGTTGCAAAAGGGTTATTGCTTAAAGATACGCTAAGTGAACTAGATACACCACCCCACGGCCCTTCACCCCAGCCAGTTCCTATGCTATAAATAGCTGAACCTACTGGTAACTCGTACTGAATAATTGCGCCTGTACCGCCCGTAGTTGTAGATGATGCCGCAGAAGCTACGACAATAGTATAAGTTGTAGCCGACGGCACGTTAGTGACTATATATTCTCCACTAATTACCGCACCGCCGACAGTAACTGCGCTTGAAAAAAGAAGGTAATCGCCGACCGCTGGGTTATATGCTGTATCAGTAATAGTAACTAAAGTAGAGCTTGCAGTAGACGCTATAGGGTTAGTGCCTAATGTGCTTGTATAATAAATAGGGGTAATATCATTATACGTGCCGCCATTATAAATATAGTATTTAGATGTAGTACCAACACCAATAAAGTTATTACCCGATAAATCTACCCAATTCCATAACGAACGACAATAACCTAAAAACGTACTTGGGCTTACTTGGGTCCAACCACCAATTTTTTCTGGTAGTCCAGAACGAAAGCGAATCTTATCCCCGTCATACCAACCACCTTCATTGGAATAACTTGTACCTTCTCGATTAAGGCCAGGTTTAAGAGCTAGTTTTTGTAACGGCATATTACCCTAGTATTTCTTTAGCTTTGGTTATTTTTACAATACGGTCATCTAAACCTAGGGTCCCGCCGTTAATACGTTTGGTCATTTGACCATATTCTTGAGCATCCGCCAAATCGTTAAGGCCAAGTTTGTTCCAGAACCAACCGGCAGACAAACTAGCATAATAAGGCTCAACCAAAAGCTGTGGTTGATTAACAAGGTCAACGCCAATTGCTTTTCCACATCTGTCATAATTTTCTTTACCTGTCAACTGAATTAAGCCTCTTCCAAAATAAAGAGCACCCTCACCGGATTCCTCGTCTCCGTTACCTAAACGCCCAGCATAAACTTTGTTTGCAATCTTTTCTGGATTATTAGCATATTTTTCAGCCACATCAATAGTAGGAAATCTTGAGGGCCATGTACGCATAAGTCCATCGGCAGAGTAATGAAGGTTCTCTTCCAGAGTTCTGAAGTTGTTTGATTCATGTTGGCACTGTCCTATAAATGAAGCTTGGCGTTGAGTAGTATTGATATTATACCGAGCAAACATATCAATTAATGGGGTATACCATTTTTGTGGGTCAATACCAAGTTGTGTTAGTTGTTCTGGAGTCATTTATTTATGGGGGTAGATTGATGTAACATTGAGTCTTTATTTTCACTACTAGCAGAAGACCCAAAATAAAACGCAATAATGCCTGTCCAAGCAGTGCCAAGACTACCTAGCATAATCATTACCTCGTCTGACCGTTGTGCAAAGCCAAACATAAGGGCAACTAAAATACCAAAAAAACCGATTGTGACTAAAATAGCTAATACTGGTGGAACATAGGATTTTGTTGTCGATTGCATATCCCGTGCAGAAGACCGATCTTGAACCGCTAATTGCTCAAAGTCTAAGCCCAAGCGTTGTGCATGGTCTTTTAGCTCTAGCTCTGCTTGTTTGACGGCAGCAATCTGGTCGGCGCTGAGTTTTCCGTCATCAATAGTTTCTTGTACTTTACTTTCGTCTATTCCCAACGCTTTAGATACTGCCGTAACAGCCAAGCCAGCAAGAGGGCCGCCAAGGCAAGTAGCAATAGTAGGTGCAATTTGTTCAAGCCATCCCATAACATTTTATCCTTTAATACCCCACGTTAAATACCATGATATTAAAGTTGCCAAAGCAAAACAATAGAATTGCACCCTTCTAACCTCTTTTAGGTCATGTTGAAATGCTTCATTTGCTTTACGTTCCATATTTTCTATGTCTAACTTAATCTTTAATACCGCATCCCACTCTTTAGCACCGTATTTCTTAACAAAGTCTATTTTTAACTTTGCTTCTTGGTCGCTAATTTGCTTCTTTTTATTCCAATCTTCCAATGCTTTAATAAGCGCTGTCTGCTTCTTATGTTCTGCTTCTCTAGCCGCCCTTCGTCTTTCTTGGGCTTTTTGTTGAGCTACATCTATTCCGTCTTGCTGAACTCCTTCAATACTCTTAGATAGCCCTTTACTGGCTTCTCGACTTGCATCAAGACTCCCGCTAAGAGTCTTTACTCCTTCGGATATTCCATAGGGGTCGGACATATTTCACTTTACCGTGCCTTATCCAATCAATGCTTTTACTTCATCAGCAGTTAAACCAAGTGCAGTTAGTTTAGCTAATGCAGAAGCCTTATGATTTTCTGCATCTTGTTTTGCTTGTTCTTCAGCAGTTTGTAATTCTGCTAATTTGGCTGTTACTGTTGCTGGCACTATAGTTATAGGTTGTTCATTAACATCTTTAACAATTAATGAATCAACATTATTTCCAGTAATGTTTATAGCATTTGAATAAATTGCTCTTACTGCATCATGTAAATTTGCCATATTAACTTCCTGAAATTTCAATTAAAGTAATAGATGATTGACCAGTAGCAGTTCCACCATTTTCATTAATAATTCCAGCTTGACTACCATTATATGAAGATATATAAATATTGTATGTAGTTGCTGATGTTGTGGAAGGACTATCAAGATAAGTTAATGGATAAATATTTTTACCACCACTACCTGATAAATAAGAAGTTAATAAGCCAGTTGAATTTGTAGGTCCTGGTTGCCAAATAGAAGAACCACCTCTATAAATAGCAAAACCAGCACCACCAGTTCCTGGATAACTAATTTGTAAATTAGCAATAATAAGAATTTTGCTTGTAGTAGATTGAGGAGTAATGGTTGCACTAAATCCTGTGTTTTGTAATGAAGTGCTAGAAGTAGAAAATTGAGTATTGCTAGTAGCACTAACTACCTGAATTACTGTATTACCACTACCATATAAAGATACTGACATAATCTATCCTTAAATAGCCACTAATTCGGCAGTAGTTGTTGCGCTAGCAATAGCAGTACGACCAGCAGTTAGA